GTTCGAACTTTTTAAGTTTAGATTTATTGTTTGGCATAGGATCTTGCTTAACCTTGAAACCAGCTTCTATGAATTTTTTAGATAACTCTCTAAAAGCAACCTTCCCTGCAGCAGCAGGGTCTAACGGAAGACAAACTGTGCAGTCAATACCATCATGATGTGCCTGACGTATCATTGCATTGTCTCGTTGTCCGGGTCTTAGACGGTATCTTCCCATTTGGTTATTATTAGAATCTAAAGACTGAGGTTCATAGTCACCTACTATCACGTAATCTCCATCCCGCGTTTTTAGCATCTTGCAAGAGGCGGTAAAATCCGGATGACGATTTTTGTCAGAGGGTTCCTCACTTGCAATATCCCATGCTCTAATTTCAACACAATCTAAAGGTTTTCTATCAAGTTTATGTAGCCATGATGATTGGAAATAGGAACTCCCTTCTGGTTTTGCATGCCAGTCCCCATCAAGTAATCTACGTCGGTTTATCTCAGTCTGAGCTTTTAGTGCCGCTAAATATTTCGGATTCTGACGGATCAGTGCTGGATTATCAAAGATGGTACCTCCCACGAAACAAAATGTTAAAGGGGGGATATATTCATTCCTTTGGTCTACCTCATTCCACTGGTAACATAGGTCAGGGTAGAGTTCTGCAAGTTCTTCTGCTGTATCAGCAAACACAGGTGAATCATTAACTACAAGAAAGTATCTTATTTTGCCTAATTTACTTTCGTCGAATAGTCCATCTTTCAGGTAAAAACTTACCCAGTCATAGACCCAACTATCCCCATCTGGGTTTGTTGTTGCTAGACAAAAGGAATCACTATCTGCCTCAGATCGCATACGACCTATTAGGTATAAAAACTGTGAGAGGGTGAAATGAGTCAGTTCGTCGAAGCCGATGAATGAGTATTGGAGGCCTTGGTGGTTACCCTCAGCGTCCTTTTCATGCTCCAAGTGAGTGAACTTGAGGTTACCACCTTTCCTATCCTTATGCGAACCACCTTCCCCATGAAACAGTATTTCAAGTGCTTGCTCACGGATAGTTACACCCAACGGTTTAAATAGTTTCTTAGCTTCAGAGAATAGACCACCTGCTGCAGTAAGAGGCTTGGTAGTTCTACGAAACATTACACCTTCAAAATTTTTATCTGTGTGGGCGTAATAACCTGCCTTAAGGAGAAGTAACCTACTTTTACCACTATTACCTGTTATAAAAGTTTTACCGTTTCTTTTGGCTAAGAAGTAGCCTGTAGATACATTAAAACAATACTTATAACCATCTAAACTTTTGTAATAAGATAGTTTATCACAATATAAATATTCCCCGTTTTCGTTTCTGAACGCATATTTGTTAGGATTCTTTTCTATATCCTCCGCAGAATCTAGTAAGAATGTCTCACATAAATCACCATCTTCATCCCAGTAAAGCAAGCAGTGTTCTTCGGAAACAACCATATCTAAGTTACTACCTTGTAATCTGAATAAATCATTACAAGGCAGTTTTATATACTCTTCAGGTTTTTCAAATTGAAAAGAAGATTCTATATCGTTAAAGGTTAATACCTCATCACCCTCCTTGAATTCCCACAAGAATTTCCACCCATCTTTAGACAAAAACTCAGTATCTTTATCTAAACAACCGGCGGATCCTCCGTATATCATAACGTCAACCTTCATTTGAGCAGCTAATTCTTGTTTCAAACCTTCACACCTATGTGCAGTTCTCTTATGAACTTCCTCTTATTTCTAAAAGGTATGGGACTATATCATCACCCGTTCTGGGTGTCGGACGCTAATCATGTTTTACGTAACAAGTTCGTGTTACACCATGTAGTCTCTGAACGTTCCTTGGACGCTTCCAAGGCTTCGCTGCGGATCGGCTTATTCTGTTTATTATGAACTTAGCTTTCCCGTCAATTCATCCGATTATTCGATAAGCATTCCTACTTAAAGGGGCAACACTCTACCCTTTTGTGGTGCTAACATTAACGTTCCCTCCCATTATTCTCGTGGTAATTATTTTCTAATTCAGCCTCTCTGCGAACCATATAAGCCTCTTCTGCAGTATCAAAAGTACCTAAATTTATTGTCTCATTAACACCTCTTCTCACAACAGCAGCCCATCTACCTGAGGGTCTCTGATATATACCTTGATAACCTGATGTGTTTACAACAGATAAAGCGCAATTTCTCTGGTTGGTTGATTTATCTACAGAACGAAGATTAATCTTTCTATTATCTAACCCATCGCCATTGATATGGTCTGTAACTAAATGTTCCGGTGTATTATTGACCAATCTATGCAATGGGACACGTTTGTTATCTTGTTTACTGTACACATAGTGTATATTGCTATGGGCTGACCTATAGGCGTACCACTTATTGTTTGTCATATACTTAAAATAATCCTCCGTATCTACTATACAGAACTTATCTGTAAATGTTTCTGTAGATACGTCAACAGTACTTGTACCATCGTCATTATGTACAACATCATTTATTCTTACAGAACAACCATTCCCACAACCTCTACCCTCTTCTTTGTTCTTTAGGTGTGTGGATTGCATTGTGAAATTCTTACCACAACACACGCAAGTAACATCCCACACAGGGTGCTTCCCTCTCTTTTCAATAAAGAAATTAACTTTTATATCGCCAAATCTTTTATCGGTTAGATCTTCTATTTTTGTGCCGCTTACTAGTTTCATAAGCATAACTCCTTACTTACTAACTCCGATTATTAAAAACAGGGATAGAAGGTAGCGGAGTTATTATCTACCTTCTACATTTACCATTAACAGAGTGATCAGCTACTTACGTTAACGCCTGAGTGTTTACTATATCACAAACAGTAAATATTCTCAATTAGTGTAATGTTTTACTAATATCTTCATCTTCTAGATATTTAGAAATGTGTGGTAAACTATTTAATAATTTCACTAAATTATCGACAGTGATAACTCCATAGTAATCGTGCAACCAGTCATTATCTAGTTCGAATTCTAAGAAAAGCTCACCTATACGTGTTACTGAGTTAAACTTAGCCATGTACGATTCTTGATAATGATCAAATCCAACATACACAAATTCATCCTCACACTTACTCATCTGCCATGTGTGACAAAATGGAACGTCCTGCAACAATTCCATCAATTCTAAAGTTTCTTGTTTTGTACAACCGTTTACTAATTTATCCATCTATATTTCCTCTTTGTTAAAAATTAAAATTTACATTAATATTTATAATACACCCTAAATCACTCACCACCTCCCAATAAATCCTCAACTTTCTTCATTTTAATCTTAGCTTGTTTAAGTTGTTCTACTTTTGGATTATCCTCTAACCACATCCAGAGAGTAGATTCATTAATCATAACACTTATCTCTACACCTTCAATCTTCCCTGTAAACTTAAATTCTTGCTCATCTGGATAATTGTTTGTGTACGCAAAAGTCTGTTCTCTACCACGTTTACATTCCTCTAGATAAGATAATACCTTTTGTACATCACCTACTTCTTTTTCAAGTGTGTTTATTTCTTCTTGTAATTGTTGTAACTTTTGTTGTGCTGTCATTGCTCCCACCTCTTACTAGCTTCAAGTTGTCGTTTCACCTCTGGACGTTTCCAGAAAGAGTTGTTCAATCTGTAAAGTGGTAATCCACTTGTATCTATAACATCATAGCATCTGTATAAATCAATCTTCATTTGTACAGGTCTAAATAATCTCTTAGCAACTAAATATTTTATCTTCAGGTTTGTTTTAATAGAAAGTTTGCTTTGTGCTTCTAGGAACTTTTCATACTTACTTTTACACCTGTCAATTTCAACCTTCGTTGGGTCGTCATTGTATTTAAAACCTAACATCCATTTTAGAAATTTAATCATAATAACCTTCTTCCCATTTCTTAGTTACACTGTTACGATTTCTGATAACACGTTCTCTATGAATACGTTTCATTGTGTCAATCAAGAATTGTTTTGGATCAGCTTCTCCACAAAGCAACTCATCTAACATTAATTCTTTTGCTAATTCTTCTAAGAAATCATCATTCTTTTCCACTAAAGCGGTAACAAGGTACCCAAGCGGAGAGTTCATTACTTTCTGTTTATTTGTTAACTTACGCATAATATTTACTCCTAACAAAATCATTCCAAACTTTAATTTTTCTTGTGATAGAAACACTGTAATCTGTCTCTGTGTAATCCCTCATAAACCTACAACTCGGTGGGTAAGGTGGTGGAGGTACCATGCTGTAACTTTCTGAAACAGCTATGCTATATTGATACTTAACACCAATAACTGCTCTTGCAAGCTTGTCCATTGATTTACTTGATTTCATCTTCAAAACCTTCAAACTTATCATCACCTTTGCAAATCACAATACCTTCTAATTCATTTGTTTGTTTAATACGTTCCTGTAAATCATGGAATATCAAATCTTCTAATGAAATCAATTCTTCGTGTGTAATACCAAATCTTTCAGAAGGAGTTTTACCATCTTCGTAAAGACCTTGTACAAACTTATTAATATCTTCTTTATTAATCTTCATATTTTAAGTCCACATCATTCCACGTAATTCAAATAAGGTTTCAATTGTTTTATCGTAACGGTGTTGATTTCTACTCATTCCAAACTTCCAATTAGGTTTTTCATAACCATAAGCAATACCGTCAAAAATATCATCTTCTGTCATACCTTCAAAACGTTTCAATGCAAACTCCAAACGTTTATATTCTCTGACTGAATATTTATCTTTTGCAGACTTATAAACCTCAGCTTGACCTTTACCACCACCATTCTCCCAATACTCTTTTGCCGAAAGATATACACAAGCTTCTATCATCTTATCAAAATTAAAACAATAAGCTTTACCTAATTCAATAGTTGTCTTATCACGACTAGTTTCAATCTTCATAACTTTCTCCTCATCGATTAATATTCACCAATCATGACACACCCTCTTTTCAATGTCAACATTGGATTATTTTAAATTTTCTATTGACAACTACAATGTGTTTGCTAAGATGTGTGTAGATTAACTAACAAGATGGTTTACCTCGATAAAGGAGAGATAAATATGAAAAAGGTATACACTGATTACATGAAGTTCAATAAACCAATTACTGCTTACTTTCTCCATTGGGAAGGTCGGATTGAGAAAGTTAAGATCATTGATTGTGACTTCAATAAATACGTAACGTTCTTATATGGAGATGGTACGGAAGAACACTACAAGTGGGGTTATGTTTTTGAAACTTACGATATAGCGCAACAAGCTCTAGATGCTTATAATTATGTAAACTCTAACGAAGAGAAGGATAATGTATGGGATTATTACATAAACAAATACCCTGATTGTATTAACCCTTACAAACTACTGATGTCAAATAAAAACTATGCTAGGTTTAATAAATTTAAACGAAAACAAGAAAAGATGATGACACAATGGTACGTTGCAATTGATGATGGATCATATTATACTTCTACCAAGTTTAAGACTATGAGAGAAGCTTTGATGTATTTTGGAAAATTAGATGACAGTGTTATAGAATATGCTTGTATGGGTGAACAGAATACCAATCTGACACTGATTACTTTTGAAGATAACCAACTGTGGTTAGAGGATAATGATAAATATAATCTAAAGTCTCGTCACATTGGGAAAGAGAGTACATACAAAGAGTGGCGTAAGCGAAAATAACTTTAATATTTGATGAAGGAGATTAAATAATGTTTGATGCTAACATGAGACACTTACCGAAGGGTTTCGATTTTATTTGTGAAGTATGGGGAATTAAAGAAGATACTTTACTTTATAAAGAAGGTGTGAGGAAAGGTATGTTGCTTTGTTGTAAGATGCTAGATGAAGAAGATGACAATCCTAAAGTATCTTTTGACCTAGACGGTAAAGAAGTTGTAGTGGATAGTCATTCAGAAGGGTTGTTCTCATACCATTTTATTTACTATTGTGGTGTAGATCATGAGAAACGAGAATTCTTTGATTGGGCTTATGATAGGGATAAAGA